ATACTCAGGTATGTTCTCGTATTGATAGTCATTTAAATCCATGAACACTTCCCAGTTGTCACGCATATCATGTATAGACATGTCATCTTCAAACGTTTGTTCAACGTCATACTCTAGTGTTATTACTATGTTTGCTCTTGCTACTTTGCTCATTGTTTCCCCTCGTAATAGTCAGTGCGGTTGAATCTTTCTTCGGCATCTTTTTCATCCCAATTCTTTACATGCTTATTGTCACGTTCCCAACGCATGAGACTGTCATGTATCCCTTCAATAACATCGTCATAATGAGAGAACTGTCTGCTTAATACGCTTCGTTGCGCCCAGTTATTAAACTCTTCATCCCATACAAGACGATCTATTTGATATGTAAAATAATCATCTTCTTTGTTCTCATTTATTTTAATTCCAATTATGAAATCACTCATTACTTCACCTGCCTTATGTTAAAGAACCCTTTTAATTCAGGGTTCATGTCCATCAGATACCTCGCATAATACGGGGCATGATTATTATTTATCTTGAACATTTTGTCAGTAGTTTGCATCGCTTGTTGCCAACGCAACACTTCAATGAGAGATTTCATTCCCCACTTCTTATGACCGTTAGCTTTCAACTGCATAGCTGACCGCTTCAACCATGTATATACTTGAGGATTCTCCGCATGAAATCTCAACCACTCACCCGGATAATTCCTCCAATAAATAGGATGAAGATCCTCATCATTTAATTGTGTTACCTCAATAACTTCTGTTGCAAAATCAATATCAAATACTGCTGGCATTAAAACTCCCTCTCTTCTAATTTAAATTCCCAATCATGCTGAAGATCACACGCATCTAACACAAACTCTGGAAACGGCACGATATTACTAGCATAATATTGAAATCTCATATCATTAATACGGAATGTAATCATGGCTTCACCAACACTGGCCTGCCTGATTCCTTAGCCAAAGCAATAGCCTCAGCTAGATTTATAAATGGTTTAAATGTTAATGGCATCACTGCCTCCTTTATATTTTTATTTCCAACACCATACCTACATAGGTACCCTACTTTTTCTTTTCTTTTTCTTGTTCTTACGAGAGAACGGAGTTCGTCAAAGGATTGTCCACTCATCCTTGAGTGGTGATCGTCCACGGATCACTCCGTGGTTGCCGTCCGTGAGTGCAGATTAGAACTTTACTAGTGTGCTATGATGAACATGTTAAATCTGACACGCTCTTACGTCAGATTTTTTACTTGTTCACATTGCACGCTTGTCAAGTGATAACTCTGTGCTCACATAGGATGGACGGCAATGCGTCGCAGACTCCGCATTAAAAAATTTTTTTGGGAGGAACCGAACAAGTGTTCGATCCCCCCCGAAAATTAGAAACCAGCTTGTGAAATTCTGGTTTCCTGATCTTGCTCAATGTTGCGATTGAACTCACGATCAAGCGGGTTATGCGCTCGATGTGCAGAAACTGAAGCTTGCAATTTCTGGAGAAAATTAGCTCCGTCTGTGAAATTGCTTGGCACAGTTGCGATCCCTACAGCTTCAAACTTCAAGCTAACTTCTGCCGTTGGGTCTGAAATAGAAATCATTTCGCCGGTAAACGGATCCTCTAATTGCTCGGCTCCGCTCTTGGATATGACGGTGACGACAATAACGTCCTCGCCTTTGGAATTGCTAGCAAGCCCGAACTGAACAGCGTCAGGGGCTTTTGTTTTGCTTCCTACAAGCTCCACCATGCCGGCGTAATCTCCTAGTAGCTCGTGTTCTTCGATGCCCATCCAAACAGGCTTAACGCTTCTGTCTAGAGCCTCGAAGTAATTACTGCGGACAGCTTGCCTATCGGCTTGTGTCTCTAGTGCCATGAATGGGTTAAAAGCTTGGAAGATCGCATCCATGAAACGACCTAAAAGCTGGACGACTGCTTCGCTTGTTGAACTCAAGCTCACAGTGTCTATTGCTTCGGCAGATTTTGCCATTTGGGAACCTCCTTGGTTCTGTATATTTACCCTTCAATTATGCCTTTTTTTATTGACAAATTGAAACCTTTTAATTGTTACAGTCTTATGACTTTAATGTTACAAAAATTTAATATTCAAATCTTTTTTTTCTTTTTTTTTTTTCGATCGTCCACAGATCGCTCTGTGGTCGCCGACAAGAACTCATTGGCTACACCTCATCGGCGAAACAAACACACAACCAGTAAGCACGCCAGTGTCTCTATAATCCCTTACTTTTCCTACTGACACACAACACATACACCCTATCCACCCGCCCGCTATACCCCTTACCTTAAACCCCTATAAAAACACGGATGATTGGTTTACTAAGTGGAGGTGACCCTTGTTTGATGGGTGGTTCTTGGTTTGGGGTGGTGTCGGTGTGGTGTCTATGTAGAAATCTTCTAGAAACGACGTAGTTCCGTTTCGATTTCGGGGTGATGTACCTGTGGCCCCTTTCTAATATATGTGTCTGGCTTGTTATTCTCGTCGTGGACACCCAATGTGTTTAGTTTAGTTTCCCCTTGGGTGCCATCCGGCCGTTTTAAGTACGGTTCCACTTCGAGTTCGAGCGATCACGCTTGTCTCTGCCTCTACTTGACTTGATTGTAGGGGTCGGAAGCCCTTCTGACGGGCGAACGGAACCTGATAAGGGTTCGCACATCTCGTTTTTTATGAATATGCCCTGTGATGTGGACGGGGCGCGTATATATTTATATCATAGGGGAGAACATGTTCAAACCTTTTAGGAGATTTTAATGGCCGCAATGTCAAATTATTTGGAGAATAAAGTCTTAGACTATGTTCTTCGCGATCAGGCAGATTGGGCACCTACCGCTGTGTATCTTGCTTTGCATACCGCTGATCCTACTGATGCCGGTTCCGGTGCTGAGGTATCTGGTGGGTCTTACGCTAGGCAGGCTATTACTTTTAATGCCGCTCACGCTACAGCAGGCACTATAGACAATTCGTCCGCTGAGGAGTTCACTAACATGCCGGGAGTTACTGTTACTCATATAGGTATTTGGGATGCGGCTACTTCGGGGAACCTTTTGTTTTATGGTGCTGTGTCTTCGTCTAAGACTGTTACTGCTGGTGACACTATTTCGCTTGCGGCGGGTGCGCTAGATATAACTTTGGCTTAGTATGGCTACAAACTTTCCGGGGTCTTTAGATACCGCGAGTCAACAGCCGTCCCCGTCTAGTACTACTGACATGGACGCAACAGGGTTTGAGCATGATGTAGTTCACACGAATCATTCTGGTGCGATTATCGCTATAGAAACAAAGTTGGGTACTACTGATAGTAACGCGACTACTGGTGCTGTGTTGATTGGTACGGGTTCGGGTACTTCAGCTTGGGACACTACTCCTGCTCTTGGTGGGGATTTGACTATGGGTGATAATCAGATCATTACTGCGAAAATGAAAGATTACTCGGAAACGGTTAATGTTATTGGTGGTACTGGTGGAGGCACTCAGGATATTGATTTGACGTTAGGTAATGTTATTACTGCTACTGTTGACACTTCGACTAACACGTTCACGTTTTCTAATCCGTCGGCTTCTGGTAGCGCTTGTTCGTTTACTTTGATTTTGACTAATGGAGGTTCGCAAACGGTGAACTGGCCGGGTGCTGTCGATTGGGCTGGGGGTTCTGCTCCTACGCTCACCACTTCGGGTGTTGATGTTTTAACATTTACTACGGTGGACGCTGGCACTATCTGGTACGGGTTCGCCGCTGGTTTGGCGATGGCGTAATGCCTTTAGGTGCTTCCCGTGCGGGGATGTTGGGTGCGGCTGGTTCGTCTGGTGCTGGTGGTTTTTTAGCTTGGGGTGGTCAGGTTGTTGATTGGGTTTCTTCTGTGTCTCCTTATACGGGGCCTATGCGCGCTCACATTTTTTATGGGCCGGCTAAGTTTCGTGTAACTAGCGAAGATAAAGATATTCATTATTGTGTGGTAGCTGGTGGGGGTTCATCTGCTCAAGCCTCTAGTACTAATTCGGGTTCTGGTGGTGGTGGAGGTGGTGGGTGTAGAACTTCGTTTCATAACGGTTCCGCTTCTTCGCCTATGGTGAATGTTTCTTCTACTGGCGGTCCTTCTTCTGATGGGGTGTATCCGGTTTATGTAGGTGCTGGTGGTGTGCAATCTCAATATGGAACTATGCAATGGAATTGGCCTACTGGTAACTGGTATGAAACAGCCGACGATCCTTTAGGCCCTATGTATATTGCTAGTTTTGTGCCGGAAAGTTCTCCGGGTGCAGGCGATCAAATTTTATACACTGGGCCGGGTCCGAATGGTAGCGAAACGGCAGGCAATGGGCAACCGAGTTTGTTTAATGGTATTAGCGCTATCGGTGGTGGTACTGGTGGTGGGACTAACGGTGCTGGAAAACCGGGAGGAAATGGGGGTGGCGGGTCAGGTGGTTCCGCTGTTTCGGGTGGTGATAGATTCACTTTTGGTCAATCACCTGATTACTCTCCCGTTCAAGGAAATGCAGGGGGCGCAGGTACGGGGCCTACTGGTAGCGGCTGGTGGCGGCCTTTTGGTCATGGTTCTGGCGGCGGTGGCGGTTTTTCAGGTGCAGGCGGTGGAGCTACTTATGGTGGCGGGCCGGGAGGCGCTGGTGTTATTTTCCCTCTTGGCGGTTCTGATTCTTGGAGGCTTGCAGGTGGGGGCGGTGGCGGCGGTCAGAATAGTGGTAGCCCAAACGGTAATGAAGGCTACGCTCAATCTGGTTATGGTGGAGCGCCGGGATCTAAATATACTGCTACTGGGTACAACTGCACTAAAGGCGCTATGAACTCTGGGGGTGGAGCAGGTGGAGGTCATAATGGTAGCGCTACATCAGGTTATAATTGGCATGCTTCTGGCGGTTCAGGAATTGTTATACTCTCTTATCTAAAGGATTAATTATGGCCGCACCTACATGGATGACAGCATCAACAATTACTGAACCTGACCCTTGGGTTCATTTAAGTACGAGTACCGCTCCGGGTGGCGGCGCGGCCGCTTTGACTTTCACTACTACTGATGGTGTGGATGTTAACAACTGGGAGTATTACCAGCATTTAGCTGTCGTATTAACTTTTACTTCTACTGACACTACCGGAGATGAAGCGAATCTCAGATACCACATAGGGGATGACACGTACGGGAATCATCCAAATTCTTATGATGCGGGGCAGGCTTATCCTGACGGTACTGTACAAAATGGTTCTCAACATTATTGGCATTATTATCAAGGCAATTTCGCTGGTTGGGGTAGTGGCACTAATGGGAACTCTTCGCCTAGTGGCAGTGATGCGTCTAGTAGGTTTGCTTGGGGTTCCGCAGGTTTCGCTCCTACGGAAGCGCCTGCTGATTATTGGGCTGGGGTTGTTCATTACTTTTTTGATATAAACAGTGCGAATGCTCAGATGTCTATGTCTTACGGTGGGTTTTTCGCCGCGACTGAAAAAGGTCCGCATCTTGGATGCGACATGATGGGGAACGAAAACACTTACAGGTTTGGTGCTAGTAACGCAGATGGGGTTAGACATGATAGGACGTTTCACAGGCCGGTGACTAAAATACAGTACTCTATGAATAAAGCTAACAGTCCTTATGCGGCTCTTACTTTTGCGGAGCATTCGTCTGCGGCTTTGTACGGTTTGCATTGGAAGATGACTTAAATGGCTGGTGTTGATTTATTAGACGGAGTTACACTCACACGCGACGTAGTTACTTCAATAGAGTTTGATAATATAAGCCAGTCTTATAATCATTTGTGGATTTTAGGAACTTGGGCTAACGGCAGTCATTACCATTGGGGTAGTAGCATGGCGATGGATATAGAGTTTTTTGCGAGTGATTCTGCGAGTACTGGTTGGGGAACGAGCGGCAACTGGTCTATGTGCGCTGGCGGTAGTGTTTTTATAGGTAGTAGTAGGATTAAAAACACAGATAATATTTATCAACATCCTGTGTCTTCTATGCCAAGAATGTCATCTGTAATAACGGTAGGCAATTCGGGTTTTGAAATGATGATACCCAACTACGCTAAAAGCGATACTGGTGATCCGTGTAAAGGTTTTCACATGCAATCAGTTGGGCCACATCCCAATCAAGGGGATGACCACCATGAGTTTGGGCCTTTGCATAGGGTTTGTGTTTACAAACCGCAAGGTCAGGGTTCAACGTCGGGTGGCGGGTCTACGTCTGATTCTGTTGCTATAACTAAAATAAAGTTCACACCATATTCGGGTAGTTTTATGCATGGGACTAGCATCATGTTGTATGGGATGGAATAATGAGTTGGACTAAATTAGCTCAAAATGAGGTTACTAGTAGCAGTTCAACAACTGCAATAGCGTTCACAGGGATCTCGCAGTCATATAAACATATGAAAATTGTTGCTTTAGGTGCATCTGAAAGTATGGCAGGTGGCGGGACTATGGCTTTCAACAATATGGAAATAACAATGGGAACCAATTCGTATGCTTCGTCAGGTTATAATTGGTCTTACCGCGGAATTGCTATAGACAACGACTGGGGTTGGGGTGGTGGAGATAGTAGCAACCCTGCATACGATAGTTATTTTCATATCCAATATGATGAACCCTCTGGTAACGATTCAGGTGCGAAAAGAGCTTATTCGCCTTTTGAAATGATTCTTTTCGATTATTCAAACGCTAATACGAGAACGCCTCTATATTTTGCAGGAGGTACTGTGTACTCTGCCGCTTACACTTCCGGTGTTTACGGTGGTCTTATTTATTGCATGGGGATAAATACAACTATAAATGCAATAAATCAGATAAAATTTGAGTTAGCAGATGGCGGGTACTTTTCAAAACATACTAAGATAAGTCTTTACGGATTGGATGGATAATGGCAGTAAAAGTCGTAAATGGTGAGGTTATTCCTTTAACCGAAGAAGAAGAAGCACAATTAATAGTTCGCGCTGAACGAGCGGATGGTAATAATGTTGGCGCTAAAATGACACGCGATCATGCTCTTAGGAAAACTGATTGCATTTTGTTAGAAGATTTCCCTATACCTACTGGGACTAAAGAAGAATGGTTAACTTACCGGCAGGAACTTCGCGTGTGTTTAGAAACATTTGAATTAGCCTCTACGTTTAAACATCCTAAGTCTCCTATTATTAAGAAAGCTGGCGAAGACGCATATAACGCTAAAATAGCTAGTGGCCCTACTGATGAAGAAAAAGAAGGTAGGGGTGGGAACGAAGCATGGGATTCACTTACTGACGAAGAGAAAGCTTCTGAAACAGAAAAATTTGCTTTGCAATACAAAGAAGATGCTGAGAGGGCGGCGGGTTATCCTGATTGCGGGTTAAATCCTTTACTGTAAGTGATTGAAAAATTAAAAAATCCTTTTACCGATAATTATTTTGAGTTAAAAGAAACTGTTCTAAACCGATTTTTTCCTTGGTATTTTTACTCATCAACTCTAGGGGATGAAGAAGAAGCTGATTTTCCTTTTTTTTCTCATATAGTTGTAAGCCGTCCTTTGTCTGGTTGGCTTGTCCCTGATATTCAGTCACCTCATTTTGAATTAACTCATACTGTTGTTAAAGAAATATTTAAAGCAAATAATATAAGCGCGGATTGTATTTACAGAATGAATTTCAATTTAACGTATAATCAACAATCGGATGATAAAAGCCCTTGGCATGTAGACCATGACTTTAATCATAAAGTTTTATTAGTGTATTTGACTGAATTTTTAGGTGGTGAAACAGCAGTTGATGTAGGTAATAAGATATATTTATCTGAACCTAAAGAAGATAAGATTATAACTTTTGATGGGACTTATAAGCATTGTGCTTATCAACCGAAAGAAAACGAAAGAAGAGTTGTGTTAAATTGCACGTATCTTGGTTAGATCCCTTTATATCTCAATATCAAATAGAAGATCCTTCTGTTTGTCAGAATATTATTAAACAAAACGAATTATCTAAACGATGGAATCAATCTTTGACTGTTGGTGGTGTTAATAAATATTCTCGTGATTCAGATTCTTTACATTTTGTAGCTGAAGCGCCACCAGTTGAACATGAACCTATTTTAAGTTTTATGCAAGAATGCGTGATTCATTACACTGAAGCGATCCCAGAAGCGAATGATACTGCTCCTTTTGGTTTGGGAGAAGGTTACACAATATTGCGTTACAAACCCGGACAGGCTTACCATGCTTTTCATTCAGACGCAGGGTGGCCTGAGTTAGCGTACAGGCATTTTACTTTATGTCTTTATATGAACACAGTTAAAGACGGTGAAACAGAATTTAGAAAGCAAGGTATTAAAGTAAAGCCTGTAGCTGGTAGAGCGATTATCTTTCCTGCTTTTTGGGGTTACGCCCACAGAGGGTTACCTTCACCGGATCAACGGTACATATTAAATGCTTTTTACGGATTTTTGAAACAATGAAATTAACAATAGTTGGACGAGGAACAGCAGGGTTAATAGCCGCTTCTCATTTTAAAAGATGGTCTGATTATGAAATTGAGATCATAGGTGATCCTGAAATACCGCCTTTAACAGTGGGAGAAGGTTCGGTTCTTGAGTTGCCTGAACTTCTTGCAGAGTTTTATAATTTCAGTCACCTTGACATGGATGCAGTTGGGGCGACACAAAAACATGGTATTCATTATGACGGGTGGGGAGAGAGTAAAGATTTTGTTCATTTGTTTTTACTTGGTGTGTACGCTATCCATTTTGATTCGTCAAAACTTAGAGAATACATTGAAAGCAATTTGTCTAATGTGACTTTTAAAGATGACCACATTGATGACATAGAAACTGTAGATGGTGATTTTGTTATGGATTGTCGCGGATGGGCAGACGAAAATCTTAGAACGCCAATAGAAGCACCGATTAATTCTGCTGTAATAGTAGATAGAGAACCAGTAGAAAGACCAACGACGTTAGCCAAAGCTATGAAAAATGGTTGGATGTTCGGTATTCCTTTACAGCACAGAATGTCATACGGGTATTTGTATAACGACAAGTTCGCTACTGAAGAAGAAATTTTAGAAGAGATGCTTGAAGTAGTAGGAGAAGGGTCTCCGCATAGGTCGATGTGTATTCCTAGTTATTACACAGGAGGTCAAGAAGCAGGAAGGATTATACGAAACGGTAACGCTTCTCATTTCTTTGAACCTCTTGAAGCTACTTCTCTTTGGGCAGTAGACAGTGTGAATAGAATGGCTTTTGATGTTTGGCATCCTGAGCGACAATTTGAAAGTGTTCTTTTTAGTACTGCATATGAAAATCTTTTAATGGAAACAGAAGCAGTAATCAACATGCATTACCTTAAAGGATCTGTGCATGAAACAGCTTTTTGGGATCATGCAAAAAAAATAGCGGAAGAAACAATGTCTACATTACCGTTAAGATATTTGCTTACTTTCCGAGCTATTTTAGATAAAACGCTTAACCCTCAAGCAAGAGAACTTCTTTTGGCGGGATGGCCTATTTATTCAATAGAACAAAACTTTAAAGGCGTAGGTGTAACACTAGAAGATGTAGAAAGATGGATGGAGAAAACTCCAAATAGATGATATTTTTTAAGACATGACTGTATACAGAGCCGCAGGTGTAGACTATCGTGTCACAACCCTCAACTATGATGGAGGGACTCAACCTACTCTTACTGCTTCTCTTTCCAGTTCAGCTTCTATATCAGCAGAAATAGTAGAAGAAGCGTCAATAGCTTCAGCTATATCTAGTGCCGCTTCAGTAGTGGCAGAAATTAGTTCTATTACAGGTATAACGGCGGCGATTTCTTCTTCAGCTTCAATAACAGCCGTTATTGTAGAAGAAGCTTCTATTGCTTCAGCAATTTCAAGTTCTGCTTCTGTAAGCACAGCTTTGAATATGACTAATTTTATTACTTCTTCTTTGTCTTCAACAACGTCGAAAGTCACAGTTATTATCGAAGAGGCTTCTATAGCGTCTGCGCTTACTGCAACTTCAACTGTTTCAGCGGACATTGTTAAAAAACGGCCTATAGAAGCTAATTTTTCTGGAAGTGGTTCAATACAAGGAGCGTTAACACATGCTCACTTTATTAGTGCTGGTCCATTTGGTGGGGTAGCGTCACTTGTTTGTGTTATTGGTGGGGATAGACCAAATCCTAATGTAACTTTGGCAGTTTCTTTGCCAACAAATGTTACTATTGTATCATCTTTAGTAGATGATGTTACTCTTGTATCATCGTTAGTAGATGACGTTTCGATTACAGTAGGTGTTTAATGGCAACATACGATAAAAATGACCAAGTGCGCGTAACTGCCACGTTTACAACTGGTGGAACTGCTGACGATCCAACAGATAATGAAGACGATGTTACTATCACTTGGAATAAACCTGATGGGACTAACACTTCTTACACAGGATCAGGTGGTATGACACGATCCGGTGCAGGTGTGTACTATAAAGATTTTACATTAGATCAAATAGGTGTTCACACAATAAAGTTTGTTGGTAGTGAAGGTATTATTGCCGCCGAAACTGTTGAGTTAGAGGTAACGAAGTCGGTCTTTGACCACGCTTAACCCAAGAGGGACCATGACTAATACTTCGCATGAACAGCATGGCGGCAACGTCAGCAAAGTCAGGGGAGAGAAGACTCGTGAATTGTTCCTTGAAGGACTCGCGGAGCATGGAGTTATCTCTAAGGCTTGCACTATTGCTGGTGTCACTCGATCTGCTTACGATAAGTGGAGACAACGTATACCTGACTTTGCTGAGAAAGCG